GGCAATTCAACTTCATAAGTTGGTGTACTAATCTTTGGTAAAGGCATAATGACCTATAGAATTTCAGTATGATTATTTAGTTGTAATCTCTGTAATCACTAGTCTCTGGAGTAATATTGACAGAATTGCCGGATGCAAATGCAGCAGCATAGTTAACTCCACCAGTTACATTATATCTTGCATAGTCTATTCCAAGATTAAGATTTGGATTATAAGAAGCTGCATTAATTGCTGCGGCTTGTTCCGGAGTTATGTTATTAAATAGATTTTCCTGCGACTCTGTATTAAATTCTCCACTGACAAGATATCTAGTATAAGTAAAAGAAACTGTACATTTTAACAAAGAAGAGGAATCATAAGATACGGGCATTGATTGTATATTAATTGGATATGCCTGAAAAAATCTATAACGAATATATCTTCCATTATAATCTCTTTCAAATTTATTCAAATAAACTTCTGTTCTGTATCCACTTCCAGATTGATTGGATCTTCTAGCTCTTCCAGTACCATTTGGATATCTCACCTTATAAGAATAATTTGGTAGTTCTATTGCATTATTTTTTACTCCATTTTCATCAGTATATTGCTCATTTACAATATACCCAATCCAATTTTCAAAGAATTTAATTATATTATAATCGTGATCAACATAAAAAGTAAAATCAACTCGGTCATCATAAATCCTACGATATGCGTGCTTCTCAGTTACACCAGTAAAATCATTATTAATATCCAAAGTTGCTAAAGAAGAACCGGGCAAAGAAGTTTCACAACAAAGCAAAGAATAAATCTCTGCATAATTATTATCATAAGCAACTCCAATACCAGCTTCTTGTCTTTGCTTCAACCAATTTTGAACATCAACTGGAGGATTAAACCAACATTGAAAATGAGAAGTTAGTGCAGGTCTTAATATTTTTGATTTTATATCAAATACACTTTTCTTTGATGGAGACGGAGATGCCATCTATAAATACTTTTTAACTGGTATATATTATGTATTAAGGAAAATGGCAGAAAGTATTAAGAGTAAATACAAACCATCTTATCCACAAAAATACAAAGGTGACCCAAATAATATTATTTGTAGAAGTAGTTGGGAAAGACGTTTCTGTAGTTGGTGTGATTTAAATGAAAATATTTTAGAATGGGGCAGTGAAGAATTTTACATTCCATATCGTTCTCCAGTAGATAATAGAGTTCACAGATACTTTCCAGATTTTATTATTAAAGTAAAAGAACAATCTGGAAAAGTTAAAACTTATGTAATTGAAGTAAAACCCAAAAAACAAACTGTTCCTCCACAAAAAAAGAGTAGAGTCACTAAATCATATCTTTATGAATGTACGACTTATGCAGTGAATCAAGCAAAGTGGAAAGCTGCAGAAGAGTTTTGTAAGGACAGATTATTGGAGTTTAAAGTAATCACAGAAGAAGATTTGGGTATCAAGTAATGGCAGAAGGTTTCGGTCAATATATTGCAGGATCAACGGCAAGAGTTAGAAAACTCAAACAAGAAGTTGGAAGGATGAGTGTAAAAGATCCAGAAGACATTATGGTTTTGATTATGGATATCTTTAAAGAAAAAACTTGGATACCAGAACCAGGAAAGTTTTATACGTTCGTTTATAATCCTAAGACTCCAAATATTGAATATGATCAGCACCCGTTAATTGCTTGTACAGAAGTTCAACGGTGGGGATTTAAAGCAATTAATTTTCACTGGAGAGAATCAAGAAATTATACTTGGGAAGAAATAGCAGGACAACTTCACGTCATTAAGTATGAAGAACTTGATGAACTTCTTTCTATACCTTATGCAAAATTCCTTCTAAATAAATAAAAACTCCTTATAAATGTCTCATACTCTACAAAAAATTGAGATCATTAATCCTCTTGTAAACGGGGAGAGAGTTTGATGGCAACTAAAACAATTGTCAGTGATCAAAGTAAAACTCCTGTTGGAAGTCAAAAAACAGAATTATATACTAGAACAAGGATCACATATTCATTAGATCAAAATGGAAAGGTAGATTCAAATTCAATAAAACAAGAAATATTATATCAACAAGTACCAGGAGATCCCCCAGTAATTGCTGCAACAAGAACTGGCGCAACTGGAGATTTTACTTTTACTAAGAACAGTTTTACTGGAGAAACATATTTTGGAGCAGATGCTCAAAAGTCTCTTAAAGAAGGGGCACTAAAAACTACTACACAACAACAAATAAACACTGCATCTAAAAAAGAAGGATTAACACCAGAACAAACTAAAGCAGTATCAGGGTCTTCTAATGCAGCAACATCAACAGAAACAGGAGACCCAATAACCAATGAAGATAGAAAATTTTTTGAGGGAGAAAGAGAAAGTATAGAAAAAAATCAAAGACAAAAATATGACGATGTAATTTATCCTGAAGGATTAAAATTAGAATATCAAGATTGTATCAAATTCTCAATTGTAAAATATCAACAATCTGGATTAAGACCTTTTGGTTCACAAGATCCAAACTTGAGAAGAGTAATTCTTGAAAATGGAGTACCTTTAATTAAAGAAAGACAGAGATTAGCAACGATAGTGTTACCAATACCAGGAGGAATTCAAGATTCAAATCAAGTTGTATGGTCATCATCAGAATTAAATGATATTCAACAAGCATTTGGTAATCTTGCACAAACTGGGATAATGGGAGGAAATTTTGCAGAAGAAGCAAAAAAATCAGCTGAAGCAGCTACAAAACCAGGCAGTGGAGTTAGAACTGCATTTATATCAAAATTAACAGAAAGTGCTATTGGGCAAGGTAATTTAATGCAAAGACAGTTTGGAACCATCATAAATCCAAACTTAGAATTACTTTTTAATTCTCCAGGCCTTCGTCAGTTTTCCTTTAGTTTTAAATTATCACCACGTTCAAAAACTGAAGCAGAAATAGTTAGAAAAATTATTAGAAATTTTAAACAAGCAATGTCGGTAAAAAGATCTACTTCTTCATTTTTATTACAAACACCACATACCTTTGCAATTTCTTATATTTTTAAAAACAAAGATCATCCATACTTAAATAAATTTAAAGAGTGTGCATTAACAAATTGTAATGTAAATTACACTCCAGAAGCAACATATATGTCCTTTGAAGATGGAGCAATGGTTTCATACCAACTTGATTTAACTTTCCAAGAACTTGAGCCAATTTATGATGATGATTATGGTAGTGGATACACCAACATAGGTTACTAAAATGCCAAGTTACTTCCGCCAAGTTCCAAACTTTGAATACGTTAGCAGACTTCCAGATGCTAAGATTGGAGACTATGCTCCTCTTAAAAATCTATTCAAGAAAGGAAAATTAAGAGAAGATATTTTTCAAAACTTAGCATTCTTCACCAAGTATCAGATCAAAGGTAATGATCGTCCAGATAATGTAGCATATGAAGTTTATCAAGACTCCAGTTTAGATTGGGTGATTCTTTTATGCAACAATATCGTAAATATTCAAACAGAATGGCCATTACCTCAACAACAATTTGATGATTTGATACTATCCAAATACGGAGATTATGAAACTCTATATGGAGGTATTCATCATTACGAAACAACAGAAATTAAAAATAGTCAAGATGTAATTATTGTTCCTGGAGGACTTCAAGTTTCATCACCATACTCTATAAGTTTTTATGATTATTTTATTGATCAACAAGTTGATAGTGGAAATATAGCAGTTCCAGTCACAAACTATGAATATGAAGAAAAACTAGAAAACGATAAAAGAAATATTTTTGTTTTAAAATCCCAATACTTAAATGTTGTTTTGAATGATATGGACGAAATTATGCCTTATAAAAAAGGGTCCTCACAGTATGTTAGTGAGGACCTTAAGAGAGGAGATAATATTAAACTTTACTCTTAATCATTCGTCAGCAAGACGAGAGAAATATGCAAGAGCATCATCTTCATCGTCATCCATCTCTTTGGTGACAACGGGAAGTGAAGGGGACTTAGAACGAGCATAGGACTCTTCAAGTTCCTTTACAACAGCACTCTCAACATTGTTCTCCGAGTAATCATCGTACTCAGTTTCTTCTTCAACAGAAGAACGAGAAGAACCTTTCTGTCCAAGTACATACCTCAGACGCTTTTCAAGTTCTTCATAAGACTTGAATTGATCGGGAGCAGTTACAGCAGCAAGAGAATACTCTTTCTTCCAGATTGCTTCCAGAGCATCATCATCGTCCAGCAGAGGTTCCACAGAACCAAACTCAGACTTGTCGTAGTTCCAATAACCATCCTTC